GGTCAATACTCGTTAAATCATTTGTAAACTCACGGAATTGTTGCAATGCGACTCCTTGACTAGCGTCTTTGATCGTCATTTTTACTTCCGTACGATCAGGAGATATTTCCCTGGCAAATGCTGGCCAAGATTCTGCATCAGTTCCTCGCCCTGCCCGTCCAAACAAAGGAGACATAAGATTGAAAACAATTTTATAACTCCCACGATCAATATTAGCAAGTTTAAATACTTGACGTACATCAAATAATAAACTATTTGAATCATGTTCTAATATCAATTCATTATCATATGCTGACCCGATATAATCACCATTGAATGTATAAATGTGTACTTCAGGTAAAAGGCGACCTTTACTAGCTTCTAGCGAACTGATAGTTGGAATTAACATTTCTGACGACAGGTTTTTTAAATCTACGTCTAAAAATATTTGGCCGAATTGTGGAGCATTCGATATCTTTATATAATCTTCATTTGTATATCTAGATAAACTCATTAGTTTCCATTTTGATAAATTTCTAATAACTCACGTTCGTATTCCAATCTCGCTCTCTCCTCATCTGCTGCTGCTGTTGCTGCATCAGACGCTGCTTTTGCTGCATCTGCTTCTGCCTTTGCTGCATCTGCTTCTGCTTTTAACCGTTCATTTTCAACTTTAATAGCATCAATATTTTTTTGTGACTCAGCTGTGGCAGCAGCTGCAAGATCCGCTGCTGAATTGGATACTACTTGCATAGCGGCAAATGATTCCAAATAAGTTACTTGACCCATTTCCTCGGTCCATTCTGATGATCTGTCTTGTATCGCCATTTATGACCCTCCTGATAATACACCGCCGCCGTTAGAAACAAGTAACTCTGCGTCTGCTAACGGCATTCCACCTTTGACTAATGCAACAGTATCTGAATGCATTAATAAATCTTGATGTTGTCCTGGTGTGACTACTCGTATAGCATCGACAATCTGTCCACGCTCTGCTAACATAACCTCAACTGTTTTGTAATTTGGTATAGTTTGTACCTCATCGTCTACAATCGCATAATATGAATAATCTTTAACGTCTTTAAATCCATTACCAGTAATTCTATATATTGTTCCATCAACTAATGTAAATTGAGGCAACTCACTCACTGTTGGTGCTGGTTCTACAAAATATTCAAATTTAGTATCTAACACATAATCCAAATCTGAATCAGTTACAAAGTTTTTTGAAGGGATAAAATTAATATACACTTGTTGCATTTCTTCTGGTACAATATATGTATCCCTAAAATTACGTGTTGACAATTTTGATGCAATTGGATGCTTAGCTTTCATTTCTGCATCAGTTTCTGATCCTAATGTTTCGTTATCCTTCGGCATTAATGTTTCAAACATCACAGGTATTGGAGTATTAGGGTCAGTAATATCAACATAGTTGATTGTACTATCTAAGAGATTAACGGAAGCCTTTATCATTTTTCAATTCTAAAATTAAAATTGTTATCAATTATATGTGTGTCACCATCTAAAATAATTTTAAACAGTATCTTGTAATATCTAGTTGGCAAGAAATTTGTTAAATCCAATTTGATGTAATGGCCTATATCATCTGTATCGATTTTTGTTCCAATAGTATTAAATGGGACAATTTCAGTATTTGTAACATAATCAACAATTGAAAAATACGATGTTGCCGGTAATTTTAATTGTGTGTTTGGCGTCGCTGATGTAACATATGTTCTAGTCGGGAACATGTCTCTCACACCTATTCGTAATTTCACATTTTCACCTTCTGTGTATTTGTTGCGGAGGTTACGCATATAAATAACATAGTCATTCGTTATTTCTGTATTATTTATAAAACTACCTGTATACACATCTCCACTATCCCAGAAAACTTTTAAAGTTGGGAGGTATATAGTATGTGTATCCTTTCCGAAGAATTTAACTGTGCCATACGTTTCGTCACTTGTCTCGGCTTCTGCTGTGTGCTTTATCAAGAACCCATAATTAGGTATAGAACCGCTTATCCATTGTGAGACGATTGGCGATACGTCCATTAACACGTCTGGTGTGTCGTATGAAAATGATTGTGATGCATAATATAAAGAGTTCCAAGAACCGCCGCCTGTAACTGAAGCATATTCTACAACTCCTGATCCTGTGTCCCATAAGGTCTGGTCTTGTTCACTATCAACAAAATGCCATGACACTCCATTTCTAACTTCTGGATCTGAATTGTAATGACCGTTTCCATTTGTCCAATTTTCAGATAGTGGGCGGGCTTCCATTGTATATTCAACAGGCAACGCTTCAGATTCAGTTGACATCATTGATAGATAATATTGAGCAGAACTTGTATCTATATTTGTCAAGTCACTCACATCAAAATCTAATAATATTCTAGAATTAAAGTTCCTATCCCAACTAGCATTTTCGTCTATAACATCATCGTACGGCTCACCTACCGTAAATTTGGTAAGTTCCAATATTTCGTCAATCCCAGTATTTCTATTTGGGTTCTTCTCATATATTGTTGAATCTCTCCTCGGATATAAAATTTTATACATAGTTTACTTTATACTTAAATGTACCCCATCAAATCCGTCAACTCCATCACGTTCAACATCCCATTTTTTTACCGCATTTGAATGACTCGATCCATCGTCTGTTTTATAAAAATCTTGGAACCATTTACCTGCAGTCATTTTATCATCATCTGATAGACCGTCATATATCTTTTTCAATTTATCTTCAGACTCTCTGCCTCGCTCATAAACTTGGTTTGAGTCTGAATAAAAATAAAACCAGTCATGTTTTTTTGCCATAGAAATATATTGACTAACATCTGCCTCGTTTAAAATCTGCCTTTTAATTTCATTTATTATCTTCATAGTATTCTTTTTTTTATAAATCTATCACTCGACCTTGTATATCCATTTTAGGGAATTTAACTTCAAAAATTGACGGATCTTTGGATGGATAAACCACTTGGTTTCTCGTCGCTTCTGCTAATGGATAAACATTACCTGAATATCCGAGGTTTGTATCGTATAAGTTAATAATTTCAACATTTTGTACGCTTTGCACTCCATCTAGTTTGTCAATCTCAGTTCTTAGTTTACTAAGCATAATTGGCGCATTTATATCCATATTCTTTTGTTGGAATAATTCAATTAAGCGATTATTACATCTTAATAACACTTCATGACTATTTGTATCTGGTCTAGTAACTAATTCATAGTTTATACCAATATTGATAATAAATGGATCTTTGATGTTTATCGCATCAGTCATCAACCTATATTGACGTAAGTATTGCCTTAAATTTTCCTTAATTGCGATATTTGCTGGAACAAATTGCCCTTCTCCATTAAATGTTAATATATACAAATTTAATGCATACGGGTTAGGTATCACATCTTTATCATTCCATTTACTTATTTGTAAATCCTGTTCAACATATGCCTTTGCAATTGCCCCGAATCGATCAGGCATTGTATAACATCGCAATATATAATCCTCCTTTGTCACTGCTCTATTCTGTGCAGCAAAGTGAGACATTGATTCTTCCCTGATGACATCCAAGTCCTTTTTATTTAGACCGCCATATGCTGATTGCGGATTGTTTACTGTAACACTATCAACAATTGATTGTAATACTGTAGAGTTCACATTTTCAATTGGATTTACTACATCAATATTTTGTACAGAATCAATTGTGTTACTCCTCACATTCCCATCAAGTCCTGATGATTTTGTGTAAGTTACTGTTAATGTTGTATCATTAGGTGCCCGTCCATATGTTTTAGTGTATAGGAAATTCATAGGATCTATACTTACATCTTCCACTCTTTTAAAATAATCCAACCCAATTGCAACATTATAAGGATTGGGTAATATTTCTTCATCAGCTTCCTGTCCTAATCCTGCCCCGAATTGTATTTCCAATAATTCGTCTTTACGCAGCCTGGTAACATATCGCCTTTCAGTTTGATTGTAACACAATAAGTATGGTGTTGAATCACCATATTGTGCTAATTCAGGATCATTAAATGGCACATTGCGCATTGACATTGGGACTAAGTCTTGAGCTAAATATGGAACTTCATACCAATTTTCACCATCTGAGTCTGTTATGCTTACAATTTCACTAACATTAGAATCTTGTATAACAATTTTATCATATAATTTAGGATCTGTGAATGTATATGTTGAACTTAAAAGCTCACCTTCGACTGCTTTGACGCACTTTTTAAAAATATAATATTCAACTGTACCGTCTTGTAATACAGAATACACACTCACTTCAGTTGGGTCAAGACTACTACTATATTTAAAATTAATTGGGCTCACTGTCCTGAAGTATTTATCGCCTGCGGTTGATACTTGCATACCTTCGTTTATAATCAACGCATAATTAAAATCTGGTTTTGTTTCTGTCCCCGCACCTATTGCTGGTACAAGTTGCATAACATCCAAATCGACTTGAGCTGGAACTAATGTTTTAGGCTTATATCCCATGCCTTGCGCCAAATTATATAAGTTTATCTTCTCATTAACTGTATATAAAAAGGACTCTTGCAATTGCGTGTCAGCATAAAAGTTTAATACATCCCCAACATATGCTGCTTGCTCAATCATCATCATGCCAGGACTTGATTCGTTGAAATCACTGTATGTGTTTGGGAAATAATTTTTAGCGTGATTTATAAGTGATCGGCGCAGTTCACCAAAATCTTTATTTGTGTATTTAACCTCGCGGTTGACTTTATCTGTTAATGATGTTCTACCCATTATATAATCTCTATGTTTAACGACCGTTCAGCCCCTGTAAATATCGTCATCGTCTTATTTGCTCCGTGCTCTGTTACAGAAAATACAATTCTAATATTCAAACCATGTCCTTGATCATCTATATCTGCTTGATCTTCCACTTGGATATCATGATTTACTATATATGGCAGCCACCTATCAGCTTGTAATTCGATATCGTTTTTCAACAATATTCGGTGTTCTGCAGTATTTGATTCAAATATATAAAACCATAACCCCACGCCAAAATTAGGCTGCATATAACGTTCACCACTTTTAGTCATAAGTAAATTGACATAATTACTTATTGCTTGATCCTCTGTAGTATATGACATGTTAAACACCCCTGAAACATTATTTGACTGAAGGGCATTCATAGGGAACTTTATTCCAAGTGTTCCATATGGTTTATTAAAATCTGCTGGGTATATTTTGCTATTAATTCTCAATTATGATCCAGATTTATTTGCTGATGAATTTTTATGAACTCCTGCAGCTCGTTCCATTATACCTAATGTCCGTTTTAACTTTTCTGGGTTTAATACGTTTTTTAACATTTTTGCTGCTGGAGTATCTAGTTCATCTAATTGCTCGACTGGTATATCTAATATTGATTCACCCGCAGAAGATTGATCTGATTCTGATAGTGGTGTTGTGTTAGCCAATATTGAATATAAAGGTGATGATCCACCACTTGCAGCTTTATCAGCATAGTAATTGTCAGATCGCCTAGCTGACGATTGTTCTGCAACATAACCGCTACCGTTTCCTTGTATCACATCATTTAATGGAGGAGGTTGTGGTTTTGATGTATTCATCTGTTCTACAATCATCTGTCCGAACATAGATTTCTGGTCTTCTGCTAAATGTTTAAGCAGTTTGACTTCCGCTAATAATGGCTTTGTTGCTGCTGTCACTTCTTTTTTGACGATAGCCTCTATTAGTTTTCCAACTTTAAGTAATTCTTGTTTTGTCATTATATTTTATTATTTACTATAAATATTAAGGAACTTTAAATTTGGACACGAAATCAGCCTTATGAATTTTTGTAACGGCGCCTGCATTTGTTGCTGGGCCTGTTGGTCCCATAAATGTTGTATAACTTGCCTGTGCTGTAGTTAATTTCCACAATTCTGCCGCTAATGAGTTTATCCATTCCATCAAATCATCTAAATCAACCTTGTGTTTTTTAGATTGCATAAGAACTTTCTCTGCAGTAATAACTGTTTCAGTCTTTCCAATTAAAAATGCTTTATCTGAACTCGCATTAATAACTATCCTCGCGGAATCTAATACTAGTTGTGGACTGTTACTATAATTAGGAATTTTAATCACATCTAAGTTTTTCCTGAATCCTACTTGTAATTTAGGCAATTTATGGTTAGATGCTAGATAAATACTAGCAGCGTCATCTTTTAAATCCTCAACCCCGTACCCTTCTCCTGATTGTGTGTTGTTCACACGCATAATAAGTATAGGATCATTTGCAGTGGAACCATCCCAAGTAGGCTGCTTTTCATAAATGTTTAATCCTGGGGAATTTTCGCCAGTGAGGTGTCGAGTAAATCTTATTGACTGCCCAAATCTACCTTCCCATAAATCGTCGCCTTCAAATGGTTGGAGTTTTTTAGCACCCACTACTGATTTAGATAATGTATATCCAACTTCACCTTTATCATTCAATCCAGGTGATGTAGGCCGTGAACCTTTTGCATGAGAACTACGCCTCCAGAATTTTGGAAAGTTGTGTAGTGTCACATCATCAACACTATTATATGAATTGAAATAATACCACCGATCTCTCTTTTCATCTGCGGATGATACTTCCGTACCATGAGCTGAAAATATTAATACTTGTTCTCCTATCAATGGCAATTTTCTATTAAATACAGCAGGAGCGCACCATACAGTACGAATTTGGCCCAACGATGCGTCGTTAGCTCCGACGCGTACTTGAATTGAGCCATCATATAATAAATTACCGTTTTCGTCTTTTTGTTTAGTCTTATAAGCCTTTGCGGTTTCCACCACCTCGCCTGTTTGAAACATTAACCTGCCTCCATCTTTATTATCCTACCTTTAGTCATTTCCTTTGCATTTTTGCGAATTTCTTCCTTCTCAGCTTCAGATAAAGTCCCAACTGTTGAATCGTCATTAACTGATGCACCTTTGACGAATCGTTGTATGATTCCAGCCATTTTAATTAACTGGTCGTCATTTTTAACTGACACTTCTATATATTCAGCCAATAGAGGAACTAATAATGAAGCGTCGTCTGGGTTTTTGATAAAACTCGCCAATTGTTTAATTAATGCATCAATTTGTGTAGACTTACTATTTGAATTGTCATGAATTTGTTTTAATAAAGTGTCAAAAGTCTTACCATCGTACATCTCTATTTGCGAAAAATCTATATTACTCATTACCTTACCCCTTTACAATAAATATTACAAAGAAACTATAAATCCGTTACTTTTATACTCTTCAAATTTTTCTACAAAGTTTGTTCGCATAACTTTCACTACTTTTGTAATGTGTTGTGTATCTACGTTAGCACGTTCTCTGATAAAGACATATAATAATTTTTTATTGTATATATCAATATCATCACTCGTTCTAAACAATTCAATGATAGCATCAGCCACTTTTTGATCTCGTGAGGATCGGAACATATTACCTAAATTATATTCGCACCAATTACACCAATGACTTATAAAATCCTTAAGTGATTCCTGATAACCTTCTATAGTTCTCTCCATACTAAGATTACGTTCAGCATCAACTATTACTAGATCAGTTTTAGCTTTAGTGGCAGCATATATTTGCTTGGACCTTTTAATTAAGAAATGTTTAGCAATAATTGTAAAATATGAATACGCTCTTCCTTTTTCAGGATTGTAACCAGGCATCTTTTGATATAACTCGGAAACTGTTTCTAATTGCAAGTCAGTGAAGTTAGTTTCATATCTATGGAATTTCCACGTATTGATAATATTTTCAGTTAACTTCATGAATGCTGGATAAATCACTGTGTTGAATAACCGATCACGTTGATGTTTTAAATCTGGATTTAAATTATTACATTCAATTATAGCATTTTGTACATCTTTACCAAAATATATCTTACGTTTTTTCTTTTTTGGTTTATTAGTACTACGTGCTACACTTTTAGGTATAGACACTTTAATTTGTACTCCTGTATCATTTTTTAGTTTATTCGCTTGCTCCATAC